CTTGTTGCATAAATCACACACGACATGTCAATAAGTACCACATAAGGGTATTTTCACATCATGAAGTATTCAGGCGAAGAAGAGCAAGCCCTCATGACCGAGTTGTGGGACCCGCAAATAGCGGACGATCTCGAAAAATTCGTGCTCTTTGCCTACCCGTGGGGGAAGCCGAACACGCCGCTCTGCAACATGAAAGGCCCTCGATCCTGGCAGCGGGACGATTTGCAGGCGATCACGGAGCACATTAAGAACCAAAAAGGTAACATTCTTCTTGGCAACGATCCCGTCATGTGGCGCGAAGCGACGGCCTCCGGCCGCGGCGTCGGGAAGTCGGCAAAGATTTCATGGTTGGTGGACTGGATGATGACCACCAGACTAGGATCGACTGCCATCGTCACCGCGAACACCGAGCCGCAGTTGAAAACGCGCACGTTCGCGGAGATCGGGAAGTGGACCACCCTCCTAATCAACAGTCATTGGTTTGAATCCACGGTCTTGTCGGTGCGTCCAGCGGAATGGTTTAAGAAATTGCTCGCGGATCAACTCTCGATTGACTGTGGGTATTACTACGCACAAGGCCAATTATGGTCAGAAGAAAACCCTGACGCCTTTGCCGGCGTGCACAACCCGTACGGCGTGATGGTGATTTATGATGAGGCTTCCGGCATTCCTGTTCCCATCTTCAACGTCACCGAAGGTTTCTTTACTGAACCGGTCCTTGATCGGTATTGGGTGGTGGCTTCTAACCCGCGGCGTAACTCGGGTGGGTTTTTTGAGTGTTTCAACAACCACAGGGCGTACTGGAAGCTCCGTCAGTTGGATTCTCGAACTGTTGAAGGAACCGATACCGCCCTGTTTAATCGTATGGTCGAGCAGTACGGGATCGATTCAGATACGGTCCGCGTCGAAGTCCTCGGACAATTCCCCGCCCAGGGCAACAAGCAGTTCATCTCCAACACCCTTGTCTCCGGAGCACAGGCCAGAACCTTAGAAAAAGATCCCTACGCCCCCCTGGTGATGGGGGTGGATATCGCCAGATACGGTGATGACTCCACGGTATTCCGTTTTCGGCAAGGTCGCGATGCGCGGTCTATTGCGCCGGTGCGCTTTAAAAATCGCGACAACATGTATGTGGCGAACGAGATCGCGCGGTGGATCGATACGGTGAACCCCGACGCCGTGAACATTGACGCGGGGAACGGAACGGGCGTCATTGATCGTCTTCGGGAACGCAAGTACAAGGTGCATGAAGTCTGGTTCGGCTCCGATGCGGAATCCCCCGAGTGGGCGAATAAGCGCACGGAGATGTGGGCGAAGATGCGCGACTGGTTGGGGGGCGGGATCATCGACGGCGATCCGAGACTCTTCGGGGATCTCACTTCCCCGGAGTACGATTACTTCGGCAAGGCGAAGGATAAGATTATGTTGGAGTCGAAAGAATCGCTGAAGGCCAAGGGGTTTCGATCCCCGGATGACGGAGACGCCTTAGCCCTCACGTTTGCCACCCGTGTGGCGCGCCGTGATATCCGGGCGTCAACGGCGAATCGTGCGCGGATCGCGAAGGATGTTGACTATCCGCTATGCTCATGAGATATCCCACGTAACACATTGTGAGGCGAGTCTATGGGTGGTGGACCGGTGTTTCGATCCCTTGCGGCGCTTGGCACGCTTGGGTTATCTGAAGTGGCGCAAAAGAAGCCGTTTCAAGATCTGGGCAACGACAACCCAGTAAACGCGGCGGCCGGCGGGCCGTTGCGGTTTATCCCTGGTGGCGCGCAAATTGCGGCCGTCATGGGGATGGGCACGGACGCCATGACGCCCACAGCCCCCGCGTTGCATACCATGCCGGTATTAGGATCTGACAACGGGAACGCAAACGACGCACAAAAGAAGCTCGACGCCGCGGCGGAAACGGAACGGCAGCGCGCCGCACGTGGCCGTATGTCGACGATTCTCTCAAGCCCAGACGACGCCCCCGTAGCAAAATCACGAAAATTTTTAGGAGGCTATTAAGATGCGATCAACAGCGTTAGCCGTTGCAGCGGCATGTGCATTAGTAGCGGGGTGTGCGCCGCATAGTGAAATGATTCAGCACGGGAATGAGAAGATCTTGTTCACCCAAACGCAGAACGTGTGGGCGGATAACGTGTTACTGACGACCCCCTGCAAGCCGCTCCTGCGCAATGGGGCGTGCGATCCGGACGGGCCGACGCAGATGACGACGGCGACAGGGAAGGGTGCCGGAGTGCTCGGTGGAGTCGGCGGCGGGGTGGTCTCCGCGTTGATCATTCGTGATGGGCTGGTGAAAGGGAAACCGAAGGTCAACAACTCGAACACCACGAACGAACAGTTCTCAACGAAGTATTACCAAAAGTAATGCTGAACGAAGACGACGGCAAAGATCGGGCGCAAGCAATCGCCAAACGATGGGACACCGCAGGCAACGCGCGGGGGTCCCTCGATTCGTTGTGTGAAGAGATCGCGCGCCGGATCCTTCCCAATTACGCCGGCTCGTTTTCGAGTGGGGGGCACACACTCAACACCCCGGTCCAGAACCGTACGGAAGAGATGTATGATGCAACGGGCGCCCTCGCCTTAACGCGATTCGCCGCGGCGATGGAGTCGATGTTGACGCCGCGGAATTCTCAATGGCACAGTCTTCAGCCGTCCGATCCGACGCTCAAGAAACGTCGGAATGTACAATTGTGGTTCGACGAACTCACCCAAAGCCTCTTCAAATACCGCTACGCACCCGCGGCAAACTTCGCCAGCCAGCAGCACGAAAACTACATGGCGCTCGGCGCCTTCGGGACCGGCTGTACGTTTATCGATAAGCTCCAGCCGCGCTATGGGAAAGGGCTTCGGTATCGAGCCGTCCACTTGGGCGAGGTGCGGTTTTGTGAGAATCACCAAGGTATCATCGATACGGTGATCCGCCGCTTCCCATTAACGGCGCGACAAGCCGCGCAGAAGTTCGGAAGCGCCGCGCTCCCTGAGAAAATCATCCAAGCCGCGAACGACGGCAAGAAATACGACGACACGTTCATCTTCTTCCACTACGTGACGCCGAGAGAGGATTACGACTCGAACCGATTGGATGCCAAAGGCCAGCCCTATCGGTCTGAATATGTGGCGCTGGAACAAGCGGCGTATCTGCTCGACGAAGGGTTCGAGAGTTTCCCGTACGCGATCAGTCGATACGTAGTTGCACCAGGCGAGATCAACGGACGATCCCCGGCGATGTTAGTACTTCCATCGTTAAAGGTGCTGAATGAAGAAAAGAAAACGGTGCTTAAGCAGGGCCATCGTGTGGTGGATCCTGTGTTGCTGGCTCACGATGACGGGATACTGGATAATTTCTCAATGCGTGGCGGCGCTCTCAACTATGGCGGGGTATCCGCCGAAGGCCGACCACTCGTTCACACCTTGCCAACCGGCAACATCGCCATCGGCAAAGAGCTCATGGACGACGAACGGATGGTCATCAACGACGCGTTCCTCGTGACCCTCTTTCAAATTCTCACCGAAACCCCCGAGATGACGGCGACAGAGGTGATCGAGCGCACGCGAGAGAAAGGCGCGCTCCTGTCCCCGACGATGGGCCGGCAACAGTCCGAATATCTTGGCCCGATGATCGAGCGCGAAGTCGATCTCCTCATGCAACAGAAGTTGATCTCGCCGATGCCCGACATTTTGAAACAGGCGGCGGGAGAGTTTGTCGTGGAGTATGATTCGCCCCTGTCTCGCGCACAGAAGGCGGAAGGCATTTCGGGGTTCTTTCGACTCGTCGATTGGTCCCGTGATTATGTGCAGATCACCGGCGACAAGAGGCCGCTCGATTTCCTCGACTGGGATGCAGCGATGCCTGAGATCGCGCAGGGTCAAGCGGTGCCGACCCGATGGATTAAAACCCTCGACGCGGTGCTCCAGATGCGCCAGCAGCAAGCCCAAGCCGCACAACAGCAACAGATGGTGGACGCGGCGCCGGCGATCTCGTCGCTCGTCAAGCCGATGATGCAAGGCGCACGCGCGTGAAAACATCGGACATCATCAATCGAGTGAAAGAGTTTTTAGGGTTCCGGAAGCTCGCCTATCAACGCACGTTCGTACCAGAAGACCGAGACAACGTGCTGGTGCTCGAAGACCTCGCGAAGTTTTGTCGCGCCCATGAGACGACGGCGAGTGCGAACGACCGCGCCTCGTGCATCATGGAAGGCCGGCGCGAAGTGTGGTTGCGTATTCAACAACATCTACAGCTTTCCGACGACCAATTGTGGAAGCTGTATCACAAGGGAGAGTGACGCATGTTTGACCGACAGAAAGGGTTGTATCGATCACCAGAGGGCGCTCCGGGCGGCACGGGTGCTACCCCTGAGCCGTCCGCAGCCGCAGCCGCGGCGGGAGCGTCCGGTCAACCTCCCGCCGCTGGCAGCGGCAGCGGCGACGGCGCGGCGGCATTCGATTGGTCCAAACAGGGGCTCGACAACGACGCCATGGCGCTCGTGAACGATCGGCAATGGAAAGGAATCCCCGATGTTCTGTCGTCTTATAGAAATCTGGAAAAACTTACGGGTGTCCCGCCCGAAAGGATTCTCAAACTGCCAGGGGCCAACGACCCCGTGGAATCATGGGGCGCGGTCTACGACCGTCTCGGTCGACCAAAGGCGGCAACCGATTACAAGATCCCGCTCCCCGAAGGGGATACCGGAGAGTTCGCGAAGGTTATCGCGCCGATTTTTCATGAGGCCGGATTGTCGCAGGGGCAAGTGCAACAGATCGCGGAGAAACACAACGCCTTCATTGCTGAACAGACGAAGCAGGCCACAGAAGCGGCCAAGACCGCGCACGCAGCAGAGATGACGCAACTCCAAACGGAGTGGGGTGCCGACTACGCGAAGAACAACGATACCGTGGATAAAGCGGCCGAGAGTTTCGGCATGACCAAAGAACAGGTATTGGCACTCAAGCAGGCCATGGGGCCGCGTGCGGCGATGAAGTTCTTGCACAATATTGGATCTAAAATTGCGGTGGAAGGGT